GCGCTAAAACAATTAGAGAGATAAATAAAATTCAAGCACAAGGTGCAGTTTCTATTCAAAGAGCAAAGGTTAAAGGTCTTTTAGATTTTTCTAGTCAATTTATTAGCGAAGGAACAAAAAATGATATTCAAAATCAACTAGATTTAAATGAGATCATTACAGGACAAAATTCAAAAGTTCAAGATGCTGCAAATTCTTTGCTTGATTCTTTTACAGAAGCTATAGTTAAAAAATCAGAAGAAGCTAGATCAAAAGTTGAAAGCGCAGTCACAGATACCACAAGAGGTCCAGAAGATATACAAAAAGAAAGATTTAGATTCCAACAAACGATACAGCAATTAAATCCTTTAATTTCTCAATCCTTAAAAGATATAAATTCTAAAGATAATGTTGGAGATATAAAGCAGCTTTTAATCAATCAAATAAGAACTTTTGCTGGTTTTAAACCAGAAGAACGAGATGTCTTAATTCAAACTCTTGAGGGCTCTTTTGAAGATTTCAAAAATAAGCTTGCAGAAATTAAAGCTCAAGGAGATGTAGATCTTCAAATTCAAGAAGCTCAAAGAGAATATCAAAAACAATCTTTAGCTTTGAATCAAAGGCTTTCTTTTGCTGGCGGGGCTCAGGCTTTAGGTTCAACTGGCAGGGCTGGAGTTTCTGATCTTTTCGACAATATCTCTGAATTAGTTTCTGAATTAAGACAAACTAATTCTATTGGCAATGCGGCTCAAAGGGGTTCTAGTGCTTTTAAATTGCTTGATGTGCTAACTAATCAATTACAGTTAAATAGGGCAGTTCAAGCTCCAGCTCCATTTAGAGACGCTCAAAGCTTTAATGCACAAGTTTCTTCTGATTTAGGGCCATTAGCTGCTACAGCAATCGCTGGTAGAGTTCAACAAATAACAGAAGGCTTAGATTTAGCTCGTCGCGTTACAGAAATTCAAACTGGTAAGCCAACAGCAGGTACTGCTTTAGGAAAAGCTTTTGATCAAGCTAAAGAAGGAGCAGTAAGAACTGCTTTAGACCAAATAGCTTCTCAATTTAAATTAGAAAACATGGGAAGCTATCTCGACGTTTTACAACAAGAAGCAAGATTTTTAAATGTTTTGACCAAAGATCAAAATGAAATTTTAGCACAGACATTGCCAAATAGTATAAATCAAAATTTTCAAAATGTCATAGAAGATAAAGTTGGAAAAAGATTAGATACATTAACTGGATCTTTAACAAGTGTTATTAGCAAATTATCTACAAACGCAGCAAAAGCAACTCTTTTAACTGAAAGATCTAATCTTTTACCTACTGCTCCTGTTAATATCAGAAAGGCTATTTCTGATATGATAAATCAAACGGGTGATTTAACAGATCTTCCTAAAGGAGTAAAGTTTATAGATGATAAAGAAAGACAGGCGTCGATGACCACAGAAATAAAAGACCTAGAAAGTTATCTAGCAAGTCTTAAGGTCGTCTCTGAGTCACAAATAAAAGAAGTTACTGCTCCTTTAGTAAGATATCAATCATCAAATCAATCAGATATGGATGAAATCTTATCTGAATTAAAAAGATATCAAACAGAAGAAGAAGCCATGAAGGTTGCTGCTGAAAGCAGGAAAGCTTCTTCTGAAGAGCAGTTTAAATTAACAGAGGCTAGATCATTGGTTCAAAGCAGTAAATATGCAGGAAGTGATCCTAAACTATTAGAAAGTCTTTTAACAAGCTTAAAAGATGAAATGGTTAGATCAAATGAACCCATAAGGCAAGATTATTTAAATACTACTTATGAAGGAGTAGCAAAACAAATACTTAGAGCATTTGGTCAGGAAATGTCTGTTCAAGATATAAAATCTTTGAAAGAAAATTTTCGTAAAGAAAGAACTTTAGAAACGGAGCCTCCTTTAATGTCAGGAATTAAATATGGTCCATATGCTGATGGATATAAGTTCGATCCTAGATTTACTGGTAAAACTGTAGAATCTCAATTTAATGAGAGAATGGTTCCTGATGTTTTAGCAAGAAAGAGAGCAGATATAGATAGAGCTAATTCAATTTCAGAAAATCTTAAATCCCAACAAGATATAGCAGAAATACAAAAAAGAGTAAACGAACTCTTAAAAGAAGATTTAAAAGACACGAAAAAGAAAGAAGAGTTAACTAAGCTCCAAGTTGAATTAAGAAAACGAAGCTTAGAACAAGAAAATAAAACTGCAAAGTATAATTTTGATTTATATTACAAATCAGAATTTGGAAGAACTGCTTTTAGAGATGAAAAAGCTGCTCAAGCTAATGCTTTAATTGAAAGTGAAGCTCGTCAAGGCAAAGTCGCAGTCGGAGCCATAACACAAAAGAATACAGAATATAATAGAGCAGATTTCGCTAGAGATACTGGTCAACTAATCGATACTTTCCAAACTGATTTCAAGTCTGGAATTGCTAGTGCATTTGGTGAAGCCATCAAAGGCACAAAGACTTTAAAGGATGCTTTTAGAGATATGTTCCAAGGTATCTTAAACAGAATGCTTGATAAGTCTTTAGAAATGGGAGTCGATGCTTTATTCGCTTTTGGTAAAGCTGCTGCTGGCTTTAAAAATGGTGGAGAAATAAAGAAATATAATTCTGGAGGTATGGTCACTGGCGGCTCTGGAATGAAAGATGATGTACCTGCTATGATGAGTGGCGGCGAGTACGTTATCAAGAAGTCTTCTGTTAATAAATATGGCGCTAATTATCTAAGAGCTTTAAATGGGGGTATTGTTCCTAGATATGCAACTGGAGGTTTTTCTATAGGACCACTACAAAACGAATTTTTATACGATAACCCTGAGCGTCCAACTTCTGGAGAATACGCAGTAGACTCTAGATTGTCAGCAATGGCTCTCTCTGACGAAAACAATCCTCAAAATAGAATAAGAGAAGATCGTTTTAATAAGTTAGATCAATACTTACAAGACCGAGATCAATTCGAAAGAGATAAAAAACAAGCTCTTAAGAATTATAGAAATCAAGTAAATAGCACCTTCTATTCAGGACTAACTGCTGCTGCTGTCCAATTAGGGGCCGCTGGATTGACAATGGGAGCGCAAAAATTAAACGCAAAGCCCAAGTTTTCTAATATTCCCGGAGCAGGATTAGAACCCGGAGGTGCAGGATTTAGTCAAGATCAATTAAATGCTCAATACGCAAGATATGGAAGAGCAAATGGCGGTTATATACCTAAATTTGCTGGCGGTGGATACACAGGCAAAGACAATATTCCTGCCTTGTTAATGGGTGGCGAGTACGTCATGAATAAAAAAGCTGTCGATATGTACGGCAGAGACTTCATGGGTCAATTGAACTCTGGCACCCTTCCTAAGTACGCTAACGGAGGTATGGTTGGTACAAGTTACACTGGTCAAAATACTCCTCAAGGCAGTGTAGAAGAATTGGTCACTGCTCTCAATACTTTAAATGAAAACCTTTCAAAGGACACAGGAATAACTCAATCTGAGTCTGGTAAAATTTCAGCCGCTGGAGTTGCTCAAGAATCTGGAATGTCTGTAGTAAATAACATTTCAATCAACATGACTCAAGGCGGAGAAGTTACTTCTGAGGCTAATGCTTCTACCCAGCAAGGTAAAGATACCAATCAAAACAACATTCAAAACAATGCAAAACTTGCTGAACTACTTAGAAGCAAAGTTGTTGAAGTCTTGGTTGAGCAAAAGAGACCCGGAGGATTACTTTACGGTAGTAGATAATTCTTTAATCTTAGAGTCTATAGTCAGTATAGCCTGATTATAGATTTGCTCTATATTGTTATCTTTAGCTAAAGGTAAATTCAGAAAAGGAGTCTTCTCTACTTTTGCAATAAAAGGGTGAGAAGAGTAGTCTCTGCCAATTGCTTTATTTAAAGTGATGCGGTATCTATTTATGTAGACTTCTCCAGAAATGAACTCGTCTTTTATTTTTTCATTTAGCTCTACGGTTAAGCTTGAAGCTTCTTGTTTAGTATCTAAAACAGAAAAGCACTTTAACTCTTTACTATTATTCTTCCCTAATATTATGTTAACTTTAGATCCTTTGCCAGAGCCTCCTTCTAGCTCTGCTTCATTAAAATTTTGACAGAATTTGCCTTTATTAATTAAATTCAGTTCTAAAATACCGCCTTGAGAATCAACAGAAGCAACTTTAAAAACAGCTTTTTCTTTCTTGTCTAGGCCGCTATCAAAATAGGCAGATTTAGAAATAGAAACTATTTCGTTAACCTTATATCCAATACCTTTTTCAATAATGTCATTCAATAAGGCTACATAGTAAGTTCTAAAAAAACAATCAATAGTATCTCCATCTAAGACTAAATCTCTTATGGTAGTATCAAATTTAATCTTAGATTCTGATAAAACAGTAAATAACTTACTGTAATCGATTGCGTCTACACGAACAGCAGAAAGTTTTTCTTGGCTTCCTATTATTTCTATCTCTTGACCACAATTAATGGAAGACCAGTTTGCTAGATTATTAGAATAAATATACTCATCACCAAAACAGAATAATACATCCGTCATATATTACATTATATTACCAATCACTGCTTTTACAATAGGATGTTTTGCATTTTCTCCTTCATATCCGCTAATTTTAATCTCTGGATCTGAGACATAGCCACTACCTAGTTTTTCCATTATTAAAGAAACAAGTTCTCCTCTAGATCCTCTAATAGCATGAGCAGAAGCAGTCAATCCATAATTAAATTCAGTTTCTTCTGGAGGAGATATCATAACGCAAGGTACTGATTCTGAACAGCCGTAGCCGGGGTCGATTATCTCTATATCCACTATATTATAAAAACCATTAAACTTATTTATCTTTTCGCAGTCATGGATATGCTGCATCTCCGTTCTACAAGACAATTCTCTTAGAAAGTTTTTATTTCTTTTAATTATCTCTGTTTTTCTATTATTAGGAGTCTCTAAGGATATTATAAAATCAGTATCAAGTTTTTGCAAAAGAGCATTGCGGACAGAAGTTATTTCCTTAATTTTTTTATTAATTAAGCTCTCTTTTTTCCATATTGAATTACCATCAGGTAAAAATTTTCTATATTGTAAAATGTTTTGATCAATGCCTTTTTCTAGAGCAACAATGTAGTCTACTAGATCATATTCTACCCCTGCTAAATGAAGTCTATCTAAATTCTCCATCAAATCAATAGAAGATTGCAAATACTGATGACTGCCATTAATAAAATAGATGATATAATGTTTCATTTTAGTAAGTTATAACTACTGATAATTCTAATGTTTGAATATGGAAGTTGTATTTAGGAATTGATCCTAAAGCATTTTTTGCAGATAAATGAGCAAAGGCTAGGTTCTTTGGATCTTTAAAAGCCCAGAAATTTGAATTTGTTATTGATGTTCCAGCGTTATAAGAGTTGGCGTATGTATAATAGTTTTTAAATTTTAAATCTGTTATAGTCACTCTTATTTCGTTATAATTGCCTTTATTTATCGTAGTTTGATTTACTGAGCTTTGAATTAAATCTTCGCCATTAAAACAATATACTTTGATTGGCCTTGTTTGAGTTATATTGTCTGTTGTTTGTAATGATATAGAAATACTATCGCTTTCTAAAACTGGTACTCCAGCATAGAATAGGCTGTTTATTGCTGGTAGTTGGAACTGGCTACTTATCGTATCTCCGTTTAAACTGTAAACAGTAAATTGTTTTGGAGCATTTCCTATATTGCAAACAATGTTTTTAGGATTAAGTCCAAGTTCGTTCCAGTTGTTCTCTGGAGTCAAGTTTATAACATTAAAATTAGAATTGAAAAGTCCATTTGTTATTAACGTATCGAATATCTTATTAGAATTTGCTTCTGTATTTGAATTTTCAGATTTTACTAAAACCGAATTAGAATTTGGATAATCTGTAATTTTACTCTTTAATTCTCCAGATAAATCGCTTAGTCTAATAATTGAAATGTCAAATATCTCTTGTCCATCTTTGCCAAAGCTGCTATTAGTAATAGTTGATCTAAGCTTGTAAATGTTTGGAGTATTGCCTTCTGAGTTTACTCCTTGGATTAGTTTAGGAGAAGCAGCGACATCAGCATTTTCAATTAAAGCTCTTGTAAAAATCTTATTTCCATTCAATGCATAAGCTCTTGCGCTTTGAGGAATAGTAGGAGAAATTGGAGAGTTAGATATATTATCTCTATTTTGTAAAGATAATTTGTAATAAGCCATTGATTTATTTGGATCTGTAGAAAGTACTCTATTGTCTTGAGTAGTAGTTAAATTGATGTCTAAAGTAGGTTTATAAATAACGCTTCTTCGGCTTATCGTATAATTAGGGAAAACAGATGTAGCAGCAACAGAAGTATCAAAAATGTTTTCAATCATTATTGTTTTGTTTGCGCTAAAATGTATGTATTTTGAACCAGAGTTCTTTAAGATCGTTTCTAATGAAGATATCACGGTTGGATCAGCAGCTTTTTTAATTTCAATTGCCTTGCTTATCTGTGGGTAAATTTTACCAATCATACCATTCTTATCTATAAAAGAAGAATAGTAATCCAGTATTTGTCTTGTCGTTCCAAAGGTAGCATATGCTTTCCAAGCGGACATAAAAGAGTCTTGCGCTATTAAATATGCTTTATAAATAGTTGATACAAATGATTTACCATTACTATCTTTATTAGAATTAAATGAAAAGATATTTTGATTGTTTGGAATTGTTATAAAATGAGAATCTATAATTTGATTACCAGAGGGGTCTTCAATACCAAAAGGAACGCCTTCATCAGTATATATAATATCATTAACTCCAAATACAAATGTTTGTTCAATAGGCACCAACAATAAATAATACTGATCGATAAAAGAATCTGCACTGCTTTGATTGATTGTTAAGTTAAGATAATTTTCTCCTTCTTGAGAGATTATAGAAAAAGAATTAATTGAATTAGTGAATATGGTATCAAGTAAGCTTACTAATTCAGTTTCTTGATTGTCATAAGTTAATAGCAAGAATCCATCAGGATTAACAAAGTCATTAGAGGTAGAAGATACTGTGTCGGTAGAAGCACTGGCTTTATCTATTGCTATCGAAAAACTTCTATATCTTGCAAGAGTATTTGAAGTTTTGTAAGAATAAAATCCTCTTGAATCGTAAATCTTATCTTCAAAGATATAATCATTTGGAGAACTTGAATTTTGATATTTAGACAAACTGGTAATAAAAGCCTGTTTTGTTTCTACTTTTTCTGGGATTATTTTTATTCTATAAGGGAAAGAAGAGTCTGGGAATTTACTAGGATTAGTAATAAAGTCGAGATTTATGTTTATAGATAAAGAATCAGGTAAAGTAATAGAAGCTAAATTATTTGGCGAAGCGCTCTTAAAATAATTAGTTCTTGTTTGGGTTACTGGAGATATGAACCCATATGTTTGATTATTAGGTAAAGATATAGATGAATTTTTATTAACATCATTATAAGTTATGACTAGATTAGGACTTACAGATGAATTATTTGTGTTAGTGCTATCTTGTCCTAGAATATAAGAGAGAGTAGATTCGTTATTAATGTTAGTACCATAAATTCTTACAGTGCCACCATTTTTAAGAGGGATGTTTATTTTTACAATTGAATCGTAAAGATTTATTGAAACAAAAGTAAAGCTCCCATCTGTATTTGGATTAAAGCTAGAATCATAGTTTTCTTTTATAAATACTTTGAATCCGATTGTGCTTGTCCTAATAGAGGAATCGTAAGAAATAGATAAATCTATTGAGTTGTTTGCTAATTTAGTAAATATACCTTTAGATGGAGCAGACGCTTCTCCTGCTGGGGCTTTAGCTGGAGTAATATTTAATCCAGATTCTATTTGAGTATACTTCAGATTATACATTTGAGATGCTAGTACTGTGTAATTAGCACCCTCTGTAGACTCTTGAATTCTAAATACTCTATATAGGTCGTAATCACTATCTGTTGCGCCATTTAGATTTCCAGAATTTTCTAATACCCAAGGGATAGATTTGGGAGACATTCCAGATGCTCCAGTGAAATAACTTAATCCTGTTATATTTAAACCAGAAGCCATTACTGGAGCTAATCCAGTAATTCTTATAGAATCATAATACTGACCAGTGATTAGGTTTCCACTATTTATTATGAAAGAGTTAGTTAATGGTTTTCTGTATTCGTTATAATCATTACTACTATTTACTGCTCCATCAAAGCTTGGATCTAGATTGTATTTTGGAGAAATAATTGTGAACTTGTAGTTTTGGTTTCCAGAGAAATTAAAGTCAAGCTTTCTATCTAGCGTTAGAATACCTGTCGTAAGATTGGTGTCTCCAGAAATATTTATATAGTTTAAGCGTCCTCCTACTGTTTTATATTTTCTATTGTAATCATAAATTTTAACTACGTCTCCGGGTTTTAAATAAACGCATTCTGGTCCCGCTTCGAAAGAAACTGTTTCTGTTTCGTTGTATTCAGAAGCCAATAGCCATCTGCCAAGTCTTTGAGCTTGTCCTCTGCTTGTGCATCCAAATGCTGTCAATTCAGTTTCTCTAAACCCAAACTTTCTAATCGCTTCAATATTCTCAATGTATTCAACTGCTGGTTTGTATAAGTTATTTTTATCAATATATCTGATATACACAGCAGAGTTTCTATCTTTTAAAGAGGTGGATTCATAATTAAAATTGCCATCTACAACATTAGCATTTGTAAAAGAATAGATAGGAGTATTCTCTGGCATGTCATTTATTGCGTAAATAAAACCATTAGAATAATAAAACATTCCTCTAAATATAGAAGCCATGTCTGACAAGACTTTTAACGCATCCTCCTGTGATTGAATATAAAGATTACAAGAAAACCTTGATTCTACTCCTCCAAAGCCGTCAGAAACTAATTGGTCGCAGTATTTACCTATTTGATATAAAGACCATTTGTCTACATCTGTTTCAGAAACATAGTTACCTGCGCCGTATCGTTTGTTTGTAAGAAGATCAAAGAAACACCAAGCTGGATTATCGGTCCATTCTTTATTAGTTTTAAAGTCTCCATCCCAATAATCGCTTGAAGTTTCATAAGAAGCTACTCCTTGAGGAGCATATATTATTTGTTTTTTAGGCAGACCTTCTGAAAATAAAGTTTTTGCATAAGCTTTACTTAAAGAAGATCTATCAAATTCTATCTGATTAACTCTTATTGAGTCTGCGTTACCTTGTATTTTACCACCGAAAGAAACGGAACTTTTATCTGTAAATATTTCTATTTTAGAATTATTATTGATAAAAGAGGCAGGTATAAATGGACCAGATTTTAAACCGTCAGAGTAAGCTGGAGCAGTGCCAAAAGTATAAATTTGGTCTTGTTTTATAGGCAGCAAGACATTGCTTTGAGTTGATGATAAAGTTACATTGTTAGAATCAAAAACAACATCTATGTTTTTTCTATTATATGAATCTAAAGATTGATTTAGTCCAATCGTATTGTAAACAAATAAAGATAAATATCTGTAATAGTTAATTAGCGGATTAAAAATGCCTATTGCATTACCTGCTACCACAGTACGCACGTTGGGTGCCAATACCATTGGTCTAATATCATGACCGACACAGAGCGTTTGATAAGATTCGTAATCAGATATATTAAGATTACATTTTATTTGAGTTTTAAAATCTAATAGAACGTCTATTTCTGCATTTAAGATATCAGGAAAGAAGTCTGAAGCAGGAATTCGATCAAACCCACCGGGGCTATTAATTATAGGACTAGTTTGAAAAAAAGAAATAGCTACACTTTTTGTACATGTCTGTTGCAAATTTGAAATATCACTATATGTATCATCCTCTCTAAAAGATATGCTAGAAATTGCAGATACTGGATCATTTAATTTCCCATTATAAAATCCATATTGTTTTGCAGCGTTGTAAAGAGACATTTGATCTATACCATTTCTAAAAACTTCAGCCGCCCCCGGCTTGTAGTTAATAGTAGGTTTTACTATTTTAGGCAAAATATAAATACTGAATCTTCTGAAGTTATTTTTTAATACAGTTGGTGAATGCTCTGTAGTGTCTAAAAGTTTTGTTACTGTATAATTTTTTGTTGGAGAAATAATTGTAAGCAAAAGAGAAGCTTGCGCTCCCAAAATTTTGATAGACAGATTAAATTGATTATCTCTGTGAATTAAAGAATAAGTTCCATCCGCAATGTCTGATTTTAGTTTTAAGAAAAAGTCACAGTAAAAACTGCAAAACCCTTGTTCTCTTAAATAGAATTTTCTATCACTATTTGATCCATCCCAAAATCTTTGAGGAATTAAATCAAATTGATAAGAGCCAGCAGCTTGGCCTTCAACATTATATCCTTTACTTCTTTGTCCATTGGCGCAAATTGTTTTTAAAGGCATCGTTAAATAAGTACTTGAGCCAACAACTAAAGATTTTTCATTAAGGTATTTTATTACGCTTGAATAAGAAAGGCTATTCCTTTTTACATTCCATTTATTGTTTAACCAGTTTCTTACCTTAATAGCTTCTGTTTTTGACAACGCTCTGTCGTAAATTAAAATTTCAAAAACTGTGCAGTCACTAGGTTCTCTTACATTAATAGATAAGCCTTGTGGTGCAGTAGATTTAACCTTGGGCTTAATAGAATAAATTGAATTTTGCCAAAAAATATTTACATCTTGAGTATCTTTTATTACTGCTCCTGCGATATATGTATTTGAATCATTTGATGAATTCCAATAGTTAGAAGAATTAAAATTACCATTGTTATCTCCCATTAATCCATAAACCCAAGATCCAAATAAAAATGCTTTATTGTATTTGGCGTAATTTCCTAAAATCCAATTATTGTTATAATATCCTTGTAAAATTCTGCCTCTTGTACTCGCGGTAGAAGAAGCGTCCCATTTAGAAACTACAAAGATTGTACAGTTACCATTTGCGTCTGAAAAGAATTTCGTTCCATTTAAAAAATTAGCTGTTTGGGTAGAAGTAAAAGAAACTCCATAAGATCCATTTGGACTTTCTTCCCCCGGTTTGCCGTATTTGGGTTGGCTGGCAGACAAAGTGCATGTTATATTTGTGCCGACTATTCTATTGGCCCAAGCTGTTACATTTGTGTTTGCTCCTGTGTTAGTTGTGTTTCCTGCATCGAATTGACCAATTAAATTAAGAGTAACGGGTGGATTTATGTCACTTGTGTTTGCATAACTTTCATTTTCTCCAATATAGTAATCTATAATCTCTGGCTTTATAGTCTGAGAATATAAAATCGTTTCGTCGATTGTTAATGGATTTGTATCTCCATAAGTTTTAGTTAAAGGGTTATAATTTTTAGGGACATTTACTTTCAATAATTTGACATCATAAGTTCTCTCTGGAATTTTTGAAAAATAAGCTGCATTAAATCTAGAAGTCACAATCGCTGAATTAGGATACCTAAAAGAAGAGGAATAAATTTCAGTAATGCTTTCTAAACTTAAAAAAGAGCTTCTTGAAGAGAAGGTGTCTTCTGGAGTAACTTTAATAATTGATACATCCCATCCTAACCAATTTTCATTTTGATTTAAAGCAGCAAAAGAAGTTGACATATCAAGGACTATTTGTTTTACATATCCTTGAGTTACTTTACCTTTGCACTCTACTTCAATAAATAAAGGCAACTGTTGATTCTCTTGCTGTACAACAACTAAATTTTTATCATCATTTATTACTCTAGGAATTGATGATACTATGTCTATTTTTGCAGGATTAAAATTAGCAGCTTCTTTATAAATCGGAGTAGCTTTTATTCTTATTTTGAATTTGTTGTAAATTACAGATCCAACGCCAGCTTTAATTTTGCTTTGACTATTTTCTGCTTGTCGATCATTTTGGCTAAGTATAAAAGTTTTATCTGATGTATCTACTCCTGCTACTCCATCAATAGTTAAAGCATTGTTCATTATAGCTTCCCCATCTTGATACTTTAATGTAACATATAAGCTAGACACTCTAAAGCTTAAGCTTATTTTCCTACATTCTTTATTTATTATTCTATAAGTCCTTTGATAATCAGAGACTTCATCTTCTGTTAAGGCTAATTGATTTGGCCCTCTAAGTCTTTCTCCAATTGATCTAATGTAAGATACATTATCGAACTCTCCACCCAAAGCAGTACCTGCTGGTTGTCCTTTTGTTACGTTAACGTCTATTTGTTGGAAGTTGTATTTATCTTGAGTGTCTATTAATGGATTTCCATTCCATTGAATTGATTTTAAATATTTAGATTCTGTATTTTCTCCTACTACTAAGGGATATTCGTTATAATAAACCCCAGTAAAACCTAAGTCCCCTACTCTTCCTTTATAAGCATACTGTCCTTCTATCAAGCCCTCAATTGGGCCTTCTGAAAGCAAGTCTTTTACTTTCGCAAATTGATAGACATTATAGTTTTGGCCTCCGTATACAAATCCTTCTACGTCTTCATAAGCAGCCGTTGGTTGCGCTGCTTGCGCTCCTCCTCCTTTTCCGCCAAATCCTTTTATATACTTAAAATCTTCAAGATTATTCATTTTTATATATTGTAAATTTCGTTTTTAACATCCTTAGCAGTTGACTTGACATCAAGTTCAACGTTATTAAGAGATATCTCTACTGTTTGAGATCCTATTTTCATTGTTCCGTAACCAACTGGTACAGGCCCACCTTCTCCAAGAATGTTAGAAGGTCCATCAAATAAATAATTAGGTTTACTTCCGTCTTCTTGAATTTTTCTAAAATCATCAAATTTTGGAGGAGACATCATTAATAAGGTAACACCAGTTACTGCTAAACCAAGACCTGCGCCAATTAATGCTCCAGATAATGTAGCACTTGCTGTTGCGCTTAATCCTATTCCAAAACCAACAGGGGCAAAAACGCCTGTTGCGATTAATAAGACTCCTAACACCAAAGCTAGTATTCCTTTAGTGCTGCTATTGCCTCCTCCGCCAGCGCCTTTAATTATTGGAACAATATCTAAACTCTCTAGCTTTTCATTTACCATTACAAGCTCAGAATTAAAAATAGATTCTGGCTTTTCTAAAGATATTTCTTCTCCACTAAGTATTTCTCTTTTGTTTACAAGGACTTTGTATTCTACGCTTTTTTCTGCTGCTCCGATCAAGTATTTTAAAAGCTTACCCTTAGATAAGACTTGAATAGCTCGCAATGCTTCCTTTATGGAATTTACTTTTAATTTCCAGTTTTCTCTTCCTACTTGTTCTGCTATTTCTCCGTGTAAAGTAACATTAGTCATAAAGGTTATTTCTCATTATATAAATTACCCATTTTTTATACTGGTTAGAAAGTCTTTCTATAGTAGAAATGCCATCTCCGGGGTGATGTAAGATTTTGTCTTCTCCCAAATAAATAGCACAATGAATAGGAAAATCGAATTTTTGTGTCCTAGTTATTAACACATCATTCTTTTTAAGATTAGAAACTTGTCTGAATCCGTTATATTCGAAGTATTTTTTTAAATAATCATTTTTATCTCTTAACGCCTCGGCTTCGTCTATAAGTCTCTTGCTTGCCATTTCATGGTATTCTTCTTGAGAGACGCTATTCTCTAAAACTTCTAACTCTGGGCAAAGATGAATGTTTAAATCATGACAGTAATAATCTTTTACTAACCATAGACAGTCAGCAAATCCTAATAAGAATGGCCTTCCTGTGTATTGAATTCTGTATCCATTAGGGGAATAAGTAAGGAAAGAGTCGCTTTGTTTGTTATAAACGATACAAGTTAATCCTAGTCTTTCAGAGACGATTATGTCTGCTTCTGAAATCTTATTGAAGTCGATATGGGAATGATAATAGGCAGCAAATTTATATTGACTGTCTGTTTCCATCATGAATTCTGTAGCTGAACTAATTAGATTTTCTTGTTTTTGAATTTCTATTCCTTTGTCTGTATGAACTAAAAACCCGCACACTTCATTATTTGAAGAGTTAGCGTGTTCAATAATCTGAGTTTTGATTTCTTCTGTTAGCATAGCTCTTTACTCCTTGCAAAGCAGTATATTCTTCTTTTTTCTGCGTCTGTTAATTTTTCAATTGTTGATTTTTTGTTTCTTGGTTGATGTAGGATATAGTTTTGACCAAGGTAAATACCAAAATGAGATGGGTAATTATCAAAGTATTTAAAAATAATAATGTCATGTTTCTTGGCATTTTCTACTCCTTCTACCTTTACAAGACCTTCTTTTTTAAAGAAATCATCAAAATCAATCCCGCTAATTTCTGAAAGGCGTTCTTTGATAAAATTCATATAGTCTTTATCCCATTTCTCGTCTCTATAATAATGATATATATTTATGCCAAATTCTTCATTATAGTATTTTTCAACTATTGATAGGCAATCAGATTTACCAATCATAAAATCTTTATCTATGTATTTATTGTAATAATTTTCTGGAGAATACTCTTCAAAAGAATCTCTTTTTAGTATATAAACAATATTTTTAAGATTTAATTTGTGGCTTATCTGCTTATCTAACTCAGAAAATGAGTTGTCTTGTATGCAATGAGAATGGTAAATACCAACAATTTTGCCATTTAATGAGGCTCTCAGATAATCCATTTGGCATACGATAAATTCATTTTCTTTATCTTGCGCAGCATTTCTACAGGGAAAGGCTTCTAAGATGTTTTTTCTGTTTAAAAGCAAAAGACCACAGCATTCTTCAGGATTTTCCTTTAATGCGTGTGCTTTGATTTTGGCTTTTATCTCATCCGAAACCATTACAATGCTCCTCTGTTGTAATTAGATACGCCATAAAATCCACCAAAAGGTAAAGGATTTTCGCCAAATCTAATTTTACAACCTTTTATGCTTTTAGAACATTGATCAGCAATCCAGTACTGCCCATTCGGAGGAGGAATATTAATAGGAACATCTGATTTGGCTACAAAATAAAAATTTATTTCTTTTTTAGTGATATAAACAACATCACCTTTTTTATAGCTTACTGAGATTTTCCAAGCATCAATCGTATTTGTTCCAATGTTCATGCCTGAAAAAATACTCATTTTTGATATAATTTGATCATCTTCTGTGCCGCAAACAGGGGCTTTTGCGCCTGAAGAATCGCTCTGGTTTGAAATTCCTGTGAGAGTGCCATGAATATTTTGTTTTAATCTTTCTTGATATTCGTATAAGCAGCCTTCTCCCCTATATTGCCAAGGACAAATATAGCTTAGTACTCTTCTTTTAGGCAGCTTAACTCTGTCTAAATCTATTGCGCTTGATAATTCAAACTGAATACTATTCTTGTTTTCGGAAGATTTTCTATCAAAATAATAAATGTCTCTGGGAAATTCGCAATTAGGATCTGGGTCAAATCCTTCTGGAATTACTAACTTATCAGCAGATAAAGCAGAAACTCCATCGCTTTGGTAAAAATTGCTTCTGTCTAAAAACTTAGCGAATGTTCTAATTCTTGTAAATTTAGCACCAATTAAATCTCCAAAATTGACGGTTCCTCTAAAAAGAGAGAACACATCAAGCATATCATCAGAAAAAGAAATTTGTATTTTAGGCTTAGGGAATACGCCTCTTGAAGCTGTCTCGAAACCTTCTGTTGCAAGAGGTGCGGGTAAATAAGGATTACCTTTCCAGTAGATAATGTTTCTTCCTAATTTTAGATTATTATGTAATCGTATTATTTTATAGTTGAAAATGCCGCTAGATATTCCGGGTAAATTTATTTGGAAATTTTTAAGATTAACTACGAATTGAGATTCGGCATCGAAACCAATTTCAGATAGGTCTATTTCAAATAAAGAAATAATAGAAGAGGGTTCAAGAGAAAAAAACTCTTTATTTACTTTTAAAGATGCATTTTTGATTTCTTGTTGTGTAGCCATAAACTTATGCTGGTACTTCTTCGAACGTGGCTTTTATAGAAAAATTATTAAAGAATGGATTAGATGAATTCCATCTTCTACAAACGAACAGTTTAGCGTCTGTAGTTGGTATTAAATATGGAGCAGATGGGTAATAGATAAACGCATTTTTCGCTGCTCTTGCGCTTAAAAAGTGCAGAATAGCTGTGCATTCATCTAATGTTAGACCATCAAAGTTAAGATCGAAACTCAAAAGATTGAAGTTGATTTGATCGCTAACTCTTTTTTCGTACCCGTCTCCATATTTAATAACGCTAACTTTAGGTTCAAAGTTCGTTTGAGTTTGGTAAGAAGGCTTCCAAATAAACAATGGATAATCTTTTTTCACTACTGGGTGCTGAAAGTAACCGCCCCAATAAGCATCTGAGTTAGAAATAACAGTAGAATAAACTGGTGGATTATTAGCAGGTACAGCAGCTTTGGCATAATAATACCGATTATCTGTGTATACGATAATATCATGCTTATTGTATGCAACAGAATTACTCCATGAACTAATATTAAAAATTGAACTAGACATACCTTTTACCTTTTACCAACTTATTATTACACTTTTTTGTGTAAATAATAAAATA